TAAATGAAAATAATTCGGAATTAGTTCAAGTAAGGGCAATATCAAATACTAATAGTAATAAAGTATGTTCTTTTTATCCAGTTAAGAAATATCGTCGTTTACTTAGAGATAATATTGACGATAATTTTGTGGAGTCAAGTGATAATCATGCAAAAATAGTTGGATGGGCATATGATGGAAATCCTATTTACGGCCCAGTCGGTGAAAACAGTTCTGGAATTACCACGTTCATGCAGTCTAGTTATGATCTTGATGTCATTAGTGATACAAATTTGAGACCATCCTATGGAAATGGATATTTTGTGGAGGATTATGTTTATAGGGAAAGTGGTGATCTAGATGAACATAATGGAAAATTTGTAAAAAATATTGATTTTCCAAATGGAACTTATGCATATTTTTCTACTATAGACAGTGTAACTAAAGATCCATCATTTCCATACGTTACATTTTTACACCGTAATGCAACTGATCAATTTAATTATGATATAACAAAAACTCAAACAGATTTAATTTTAAATAGTGGTGATTATAAAAGAAATGTAACTCATTTAGGATTAAATGATGAATTTAGAAGATATCCTTTACTTCAAGATGCTTTAGATTCAAAAGCTTTAATTAAAGTTGATGGAATTAATTCATCTACAATAAATTTCATTAGTATAAACGAGTCTGGAACAGAGTTTAAAGTAAATGATAAAATAAAATTTAATGATCCAACTATATCTGCAAGTGTAGATCAAGTCATAGGTAAACCTATAGTGTCAATAGGAACAACAAATACGGTAGTAGATAATTTAAATTTTTCAATACTTAACAATAAAGTAACTGGTGTATCTACTGTTCCACATGGACTTTCTGGAGGAGATATCGTAGAAATATCTGGTATATCATCAACTAATTACAAAAACATAGAGGGAGTCAGAACTATTGGAATATCAACGTTAGTTGCCACTTTGTCAGAAGCATTAGCAGATGCAGCAACTACTGGAATCACGACTTTTGTAACTTTTTCTGAGAGAACTATTAACAGGAAATTTAAAATTAATGATGTGGTTAAAATTCAATCAGAACAGTTCTTAATTATAGATTATGATGATGTTAATAATAAACATAGAGTTAAAAGAGAACATAACTTTACAACAAGTGCACCACATACTGCAGGATCATTAATTACTAAGTTGGAGACAGAATTTACTTATTCTATTTCTAAAAAAGTTGAAAATAAAAATATAGAATTACCAAAGGTAAAATATTTTGAATCAGAAAAAGCAGTTGGTATTGGAAGCACCGTTACTAATGTTGTTGTTGGAAGAGTTGGAACTAATCCAGGTATAGGGACAATTTTCAAATCAATCCCACCAGGAGCAATATATCTACCAAACCATCCTTTCAAAAGTGGAGATGAAGTTAAATTAGTTTCTGTTGGATGTACAATTGTAGGTTCTAAAAATGCAGACTTATCAAATCAATTTGATTTGGTAACTGTTGATAAATTCTATTGTGTTAGATTAAATAATGAATTTATTGGTCTATCAAGTGTGAACACTCCTGGATTTACAACAAGTCCATTATTCTTTAAATCAATTGATACTACAGCAGGTGATCACAATAAAATTGAGGCAATTACAAATAATATATCTGGATCATTAAGGAGAGTAAACGGAACAGTAACTGTTGCAGCTGCTACAACTATAGGTCAGCAACATGGATTATCTACAGGTGATCATTTTGAATTACATATAACACCTAATGAAACTCAAACATTTGATTTAAGATATAATGAAAATATTAGAAAATTAGTAGTCAACCCATTATCATTTGCAGATACAGCGATTGGAATTGGAAATACGTTATCAAAAATAACAATTAATAATCACGATTTTGAAACAGGAGATTTAGTTGTTTATAATTCACCTTCTCCAGCAACTCCATTAGTTGATAATGAAGTTTATTATGTTGTCAAAGATTCAAGAGATAGTATAAGATTAGCAGAAAATTCTTATGATTTATCTGTATTTCCATATAATTATATTGTTATAACAGGGGTTGGTGGAGTAAGTCATCAAATATCAAAGATAAATCCAAAATTATCTTTATACAAAAACAATACAATCCAATTTTTAACTTCAGATTCAAGTTTAAACGATTTTGATTTGGAATTTTATGAAGATAAAAATTTTCAATCAAAGTATAGTAGTGATTTAATTACAAAAACAGATTTAAAAACAACAGTATCTGTTGCAAGTTCATTAGCAAGAGAATTTTACTATAAAGTTGAGGGTAAAAATAACAATTCAACTAAAACTTTATCTTTTGCTGTAGATGAAAGAGTTCCAAACTACTCACAAATCGTAATAGTTGATTCTCTATTCAATAAACAATTTGAAGTTACTGGAATTGGATCAACGACGTTTAAATTTAATCCAACTGGAGCTGGGATTAATACTAGTTCTTATACTTACGTAAATCCTGAAACTGGTCAACCAGTCGTTGCTAGAATTGCGGAAACTAGTTTATATGATTCTATTGGATTATCATCTTCATTCTACTCCACAAGATCTTTAGGAGAGACTGGTGGAATACATTCAATAAATGTTTTAAACAAAGGATTTGATGTTGATAAATTACCATTAATAACATCAATTGAAACTACTAATGGAAAAAATCAAATATTAACTGTAGAATCAGATAATATTGGAAGTGTTAATAGTACTCAAGTTTTTAATCAGGGATTAGAATTTTCACCAGACAATACTTTAAAACCAAAAGCAGATAGTAATATTCTTTTAGAATTAAAAGATATATTTACACTTGAAAGCATAGGTGTTACCACTGGAGGAGTTAATTATACAAGTCCACCACAAGTAGTTGCAGTTGGTAAACCAAATATAGTTGCTCAAACATTTTTAAGTGGAACTTCAGTTAATAGTGTCAAAATTTTAACTAATGATAGTGGATTATCCGAAGATCTTAGAATTGTACCAATTAATAATTCAAACGGAATTGTAGTAACTCAAGCAGTAACTAATTCTAATCAAACAGTTACTTTAAGTTTGAGGGCACCAAATCCAGAAACTGGTTCTGATAGTGGATTTTTTAATCGAGGTGGTAGTTTCCCATTTGAAGAGGGGGATGAAATATTTGTTGAAAATATTAAAACTGTGGATGGAAATGATGGATATAACTCTAGTGCTTATGGATATACTTATTTTACAGTGGGCACTGCAAACACAGCTGGTGGAAATGAAAGTATTACTTATTCTTTAGTTGGACTTGGCACTACTGGAGGAACATATAAACAAGAAAATAATTTTGGTAGAGTTATAAAAAAATCACATCTAGCAGAGTTTTCGCCTAAATTTAGAAAATCTTTATTCTTTGAAAATGAGATTGTAAAAGTTCCAAATAAAAATGTTTCAGGAACTGTTGCAGAAAATGGTTGGGATTCTTTATCACAAACATTAAAAGTATTTGATGTTACTGGAGATTTTAACAAAGAAGATTCAATTGTGGGTGAAATTAGTAATAATAAATCAACTGTAACAAGTAAATTCAAGTTTGATTTTGATTTGAATGTGGATGCCACAGCAAATATTGAAAATAGTTGGAAGACTGATATAGGAAAATTAAATTTAGATATTCAGAGAATTCATGATAATGATTATTATCAAAGATTTTCATACTCAGTTAAAGGTAATGTTCCATTTACCACTTGGAAAGATGCGGTTGATAGTTTAGATCATGTAGCTGGATTTAAAAATTTCTGCAACTTGGGAATTGGATCCGTTGCACAACATAGTTTAAAATCAGATTCTGAATTGGGTCTGGAAGTTGATATTAATGAAGAGGCATCTGTACATGAGAAATATTACTATGATCTTGTTAGTGAGGATACTGAGGATCCAGATTTTTCAAAATTAGTGGTCTTTAAGTCAAAAATTATAACAGACTATAATGAATCAAGAACTAATAAAGTATTACTAATAGATGACATAAGTTCACAGTTTACAGGTATAGTGACATCAACTGGTGGTGGTGTTATTGGCACAAGTAGTTTTAATGTTTTTACAGATGGTAATTCATTATTTCATAGAGAATTTAATCCATCAACAGGAGTTTCCACTGAAAATCATGAAATTACTATATCTAAACATAATTTTAATACTGGTGAAAAATTAATCTATAAACCACAATCAGGTCAGTCAGCAATAGGAATTGCAAATACAGATGTACCAGGAATTGGTGTTACCAATTTATTACCATCAACCGTCTTTGCAATTAGAAATAGTGCGGACACTATTGGAATAGCGGTATCCGAATCTTATGCAAACTCAGGAGCAGCAGTTTCATTTACTAATGTCGTTAATATAGGAACTACTAATACTTTATCAGTTCCTCCAGATAATGCAACAATTAGAACATTAATTAGTATTGATAACGTAATTCAAAGTCCTGTAGGATTTAATACCACAATTTCTGTTGGATTGTCTAGTTCAGTAGGAATATCCACTGATATTATATTTTTAAATGATACTTCAGAAATTTCAGGTAAATCTCTAATTAAAATAGAAGATGAAATTATTAAAGTTAGCACTGTTGGTGTTGGCACAACAACTTTAAATGTTGTTAGAGGTCAGATGGGATCAGTATCTGTAGCACATACAGTTGGAGCAGCAGTGACAGTTATTAGGGGTGATTATAGAATTAAAGAGGGTAAATTATATTTTTCTGAGGCACCATATGGGCCAACAGGTATTTCAGGAATAACAACTTCCTCTATTTTTAATGGTAGAGCATATTATAGAAAGAATTACAACAGTAACAAAATTATAGATGATATATCAGATAGATTCGATGGATCTACGGATAAATTTAATTTAACGACAAATAATACTGAATTAAGTGGTATTAACACCAGTTTTGGTGTAGTATTAATTAATAACATATTTCAGAGACCTTTTTATGGTGATGTTGGTGATATTAATGAATCTGATTATCAGATTGTTGGAACTGGGCAAACTATTGATTTTACAGGAACTTCCGCAAATAACGATTTACCTAGAGGTGGAATCATAAATGAATTTGATGTTGGGATTGGAAGTGGTTATCAAGTTCCCAGAAAGGCATTATTTAGTGCAGTAGTTTCAAACACAGGGACTATATCAACTGTAGGAATACTTACTGGAGGTGCTGGTTATATAAATCCACCTATAATTTCAATTGCATCTAGCACTGGATCTGGTGCTGTCATAGAGGCATCAATTACAGCAGGAATAGTCACTTCTTTAAATATATCAAATGCTGGTAGTGGATATACATCTACAGGTATTTCAACTGGACTTAATTTTGTTACTGCTGCACCACCAAGTCCTTACAAAAATATTCCACTATCTGGTGGTAATGGATCTGGTGCTAAAATAGATGTTGTAGTGGGAACTGGTGGTAGCATAGTATCGTTTGATATGTCAGATCGTGGTATAGGTTACGAAATAGGAGATAATTTAGAATTAACCACTCTACCTTTCCAAGTTGGAATTGGAACAAGTGCATTTAACATCACAATTAGAAATAAGTTTCAAGATAAATTTGCAGGTTGGTGTTTTGGTCAATTGTTGGAACTTGATGATTTTAGCGACCAATTTAACGGATTTAGAAAGTCATTCTTAATAACTCGAACAATTACAAGTAAAGAGTATTACAGTATAGTTGCTCAAGAGGGATCTGGAGTTATATTAAAAAATAATTTACTAATATTCTTAAATGATGTTTTACAAAAACCTGATAGAGATTATGAATTTAATGGTGGAACAAGAATTTCATTTAAAGAAGCACCAAAACCAGGCAGTAAATTTAAAATGTATTTCTACACTGGTTCTACTGATGATTTTGTTGAGGTCGATGTCGATGAAAGTATAAAACCAGGTGATGAGTTGCTATTACAATATGCTGATAGTGTTTCCCAACAAGATAATAGAATTGTTTATGAATTAATTGCAGCAGACACTGTAGAAACAACGACTTATGCTGGTGTTGGAATATCAACTGATAGTAATTTTAGTAGACCAGTGATGTGGAGAAAACAAACAAATGATATGATTATTGATGGTGTAAGAATATCAAAAGAAAGAAATTATCTAGAACCACAAATATATCCAACATCAGGTATTATAAAATCAATATCTCCTACTGATAGTAAAATTTATATTAAAGACTCTTGGTTATTCCAACAAGTTGATGGTATAACTGGAAATCAAAATGTTATAAACATCGTTGATTCTGGAACAACTCCATCTGTCGAAAAAATTGGAGGAGTTAGTTACAGTGGTGATTATGGAGTTGTAGTTGGAGTTGGAACTAGTGCAGCTGGCATCAATACCACTGGGCCTGCCATATTCTTCGAACTTAAACCAGATCCTACAATTTTCTCAACTAGTCCTGAAGGAAATCAAATAACAAAATCTGGAATTAGCACTGGAGACTATTTTGTAATTAAAAATACATTTATTGGAGATGGTGTTACTGGAATAAAAACAACATCTTCAGGGCCAGAGACAGTTGGTGTTGGAAATAGTTTCTTAGATAATGTTTATTTTGTAGAGCATTTTGTTTCTGTTGGTTCTTCCATAACAAGAGTTTTTGCAAATGTAGATTCAATTGCAGGAATAGATACAACAGGATTAACAAATAATTCTAAGTCTGGAACTTATAGTTGGGGTTCAATTAATGTTTCTAGAGGAAATAACTCTAAATCATTTACTTTCCACAACCAAACTGGAATAGTTGGAATCGAAACCTCAGCTCAAGTGATCAGAACTTTACCCATAAAATCAGTTTATACATAAGAGGTATAAATAATCAAAAAAATGTAAGTATCAATGCCAGCAATAATCACTGACCAATATCGTATATTAAATGCAGAAACTTTTGTAGACAGTTTCGTAGGTATTGGCACTATTGGAAATAACAACTATTACACTTTTTTAGGACATCCAAATCCAAAAAATATTAGTGTTAAAAATTATGGTGTCTCTGATTGGGGAAATCCCGTTCCAGATCCTGTAGATGCTTTTAATCAAGAGAACTTATACTATGATAGTATGCTTTTCTTGAAAAAAATAACATCTAATGATGTTAGAAGAGTAGTTCCTAGATTGGATTGGCAAACAGGAACAATATATGAAATGTATAGAAATAATTACTCAAACACAAATTTAACACCACAAACTAAATCAACCACTTTATATGGGTCAAATTACTTTGTAGTAAATTCAGAATTTAACGTATATTTGTGTATTAATAATGGTAGCAACGCAGATAATTTAGATGGTCAAAAATCACAGTTTGAACCAACTCATACAAATACAGTGCCTCAAGAAGCAGGTAATGGTTCAGATGGTTACTTATGGAAATACCTTTATACTATTTCACCATCAGATATAGTAAAATTCGTGACCTCCACCTATATACCTCTACCAAAAGAATGGGGTGATACTGTAACAGCAAATATAAAAGATGCTGCTGTTAACGGTAAAATTGAAACAGTCGTTATAAAAAAAGGTGGATCTGGGTATAGTATTGATACTGATGGTTCAACTTCTTCCACAGGAACTATTTCTAACATTCCAATAAGTGGAGATGGCACAGGTGGAACAGTGTCAATCAATATTAATAGTGGAGTTGTAGAGAGTATTTCAGCAGTTGTTGGTGGATCTGGATATACATACGCCTCAATTAGATTTGAATCTGGAACATTTGGTGGAAAAACACTTATACCAGGAACTGGTGCAGAGTTTGAAGTTATAATACCACCAAAAGGTGGACATGGTGCAGATATATATCGTGAATTGGGTGGTTTTAGAGTTATGTTATATTCCAAATACGATAATAATGTTGACGATGTACCAGATTATGTTCTTGGTAATGACTTTTCTCGTGTAGGAATAGTCAAAAATCCTCTACAATTTGGTGGTACTGACCTTCTAAATAATACGACTGCGACTAATTTAAGTTCTTTGAAGTTAAAACCTGATTCTTCATCAGGACTTACCACATCAAATGTCACTTATGCTCCAAATGCATTAATTACACAAACAGTGGGAGTTGGTTCTACTGCAGTTGGTTATGTAGCATCTTGGAATCCAGATACTGGAATTTTAAAATACTATCAACCAGTTGGTTTTTCTACCCTTTCAAGTTACTCATATAAAAAACTTGACTTTGCTGGATTGAG